TTATAGTTTATATATATTTAGACTCTTATTACTATATTTTGCCTTCTTCTACCAATCGAGGAAAGTCACTTAATTCAATATCTGTGAAAAATTTATTTGTTGATATTGACATCATATCTTTTTTATAAATTATATCCAGGTTTAATCCAATAGCATAATCTTCCAGAAACTCTTTTTCGATATTTTCTCTCTTATTAAGAAGGTGTATTATAGCACTTTTAGAGAGAAAATAAAAACGTCCGCTGCAATATTTCGTATGTAAAATAGGTAAATAGCTTGGTAGTTCAGGATGTATTTTATGATATTGAGATAAATATGGTTTAGGTACATCTACAATATAACCGCCATAATGAGTTTTAGGAGTTTTATTCGAAATTAATGTGGTAATAGTATGAAAAAAATTATCATTTACAAGTATTTGGTCGTCATCTGTTTTAAGTAAGTATTTAAAATTAAACGTGTTATAAATAGCTGAGTATGAAGCCATAACTTTTTTAGGAAGAGAATTATAATCATCTGCAACTTTAACCCATAATATATTATTGTCATTATCGAACTTAAAGGCTGAATCTAAGTTAATATCTCCGATGACGTGATAGAATTTTATGGAAGACGGCAGTTTAGGAAGCCACGTTTGCTTTTGAAATAATGCTTTTTTTGCATATTTTGTGCAATTCATAATAAGCATAATAAATTCTTGTTCAATCATATTATATAATGAATAATTTTTATTTATTATATAATTTTAACTATTTATTTCTTTTATAATTTGATTAGACATTCCTTCTAATTCAAATAAATGTTTAATTTCATAATAATAATTCATCATATTATTATATTTGTCTTCTGTTATGGATTCTAATATTTGTTCTAAGTTATTAATTTGTGATATATGAATATTAACACATAATTTATTATAATCAATTAAGTTTTTAAATGGTAACCAATCTATATCATTCCATATATAAATTGGTATTGTTCCTAATTGAAAACATTCAAAAAATCTAAAAGAGCTTCTTCCATAACCTCTAGGTGCTAGAGCAAATTTAGAATTTGTAGTTATATTTATAAATTCTTCCTGTAAATTTTTACTAACAGACGGTGTCCAGCCACCAGAATTATAAAATACAAATTTTGGATTCATTTCAAAAGTATTTTTAATAACTTTTCTAACATTTGGTTGAATATGATTACTAGTTATATTCCCAATAAATGAACAAAGATTTTTTTTTTCTGAAAATCCTTTTTTTGGAATATTTATTAATGTATTATTTAAATCTTCATAAATTAAAGGTATAGGTATATCACCAGAACAAGCACCATATACTATAGTATTTTTTGGTATATTTAATAAAGGTCCATCATCATATTGTACTAGTGTAAAATATCCATTTTCAGATGGATTATCGTGTAACCATTGATTCAGATGGGTTTGCATTTCATTTTTTCTAGATTGAAACCATCCTTCAATTTGAAAGTTTGTCCATAAAAGAGGAATATATTTTCTTTTTAATTCAGGTTTTTCATCTAATATTTTTTTTAAAAAATATTCTTCGAGATATAAACCATTTTTAAATGGAGGATATGTATCTTTATTTTTACAATAAAATAATGGATATGGTAACATTTACTAATAAATATGTTTATTTATTTATATTATTATAAAAATAAACAATATATGAAACAAACAATATTTTATTTAGAGGGGAGGGGAAGTATGTACTTATTTCATTTTTTTATATATAATTTAGGAGGTTTGATGTATATTCTTAATAAAGAATATCATATTCGTGGAGAACCAAACAGTTCAGTATTATTAGAAGATAAACGAAAAATTGTTGATAAACCAACAACAGAAATAACATTCCCTATTAAAATTTATATGAAAGATATTTTGCCTTTTCAAAAAGAAGCATTTGAAATAATAAAAGATAAATTTGAATTGATTGAAGATTTAAACACTATTTCGGATTATGAGATTGTTTCTATATATGGAGAAATTTCTCGAAAATATCTATCAGATAATCGACAAATTATATTTCCTTTTATAAGAAATTTATTTCTTGAAAAATGTAATTATAATTTTTTAAATGGAAAGAGAATTTTTATTACAAGAAAAAATAGTGAATTACAACATAATGGTATTCTAAAACGTTATATTTTAAATGAAAATGAACTTAAAAATATGTTAAGTAAATATAACTTTGAATTTATACAATTAGAAGATTATAAAACTGAAGAAAAAATAAAATTATTTATGCAAAGCGAGATTATTGTCTCATCCCATAGTGGTGCATTAACTTTTACATTGTTTTCTGATACAAAAACTAAGATAATAGAAATATTAAATAAAGGTACAAAGGGTTTTGATCATAATCATTATGTTAGTATTTGTGATGTATTGAAATTAAATTATAATAGATATACTAATATTAAGGAAGATGTCAATGGAAATTTTAATATTAATGTAGACAACTTTGAAAATTATTTGCTACAGTTAATGTAATGAAAATAGCCTTATTAATATCTGGCCATTTAAGAAGTTTCGAGTATAATATCGATTGTTTAACAAAAAATATTATTGAAAATAATGATGTAGATATTTATATTTATATTACAAAAAATAAAGAAACAAAATATCTAAATTTAAATATGGATATTGATAAAATAATAAATTTATTAAATCCAAAATATATAATTATTTCTGATAATATTGACTTTAAAACAGGAGATAAAAAAAATGATATTATAAATCAAAATTATAAGTTTTATTTATTAAATAAAGAGAGAAGGCGTATAGAACAATGTGAAAATATTGTATATGATTTAGTATGTAAAATTAGACCTGATGTACATTTAAATGAACCTATTAATTTTAAAAATTTTGATATGAATTATATAAATATACCTTCAGATAGTAAAATTGATATTTCAAAATTAACTAATAAAGAAGATAAATATATTTGTGATATTATTGCTTTTGGAAATAGTGAACAAATGAATATTTATTTTAATTTTTTTCTTGAATTAAATAATTTAATTGAAAAATATGGAAATATCAATGAGACGTTATTATATCATTATTTAAATGAACATAATGTATTATATAATTTAGTTGATATTGATTATTTCATTATATTATCTTTATTTAATACTATCGCTATTACAGGCGATTCGGGATCAGGAAAAACAACTATAACAAATATATTTAAAAAAATATTTAATAATAGTTTTATTTTGGAATGTGATAGATATCATAAATGGGAAAGAAACAATAAAAATTGGGAAAACTTTACACATTTAAATCCAGAAGCAAACTTTATTACAAAAATGGAAAATGATGTTTTTGATTTAAAAATAGGAAATAATATTTATCAAATTGACTATGACCATAACACAGGCAAATTTACAGATAAAAAATTAATTGAAAGCAAAGAAAACGTTATTGTTTGTGGTTTACATAGTTTATATTTACCAGATAACATAATAAATATTAAAATTTATATGGACACTGATGAAAATTTGAGAATACCGTGGAAAATAAAAAGAGATATTACCAAAAGAGGATACACAATTGAAAAAATATATGAACAAATTATTAAGAGAAAAAATGATTTTGATAAATATATAAAAATACAGCGTGAAAAAGCAGATATAATTATTAATTTTTATACTGATTACATATTTGATATAAATAATTTTGATATTAATTTTGAACCAAATATTTATTTGAATATAGGTATTAAATCAAGTTATAATATTAAAAATTGTACAGATAAATTAACAATAGAAACTATTCAAATTATAGATGGGTTTTATTTTTTAAATTTTAAAAATGTAAACGACTATGAAGAAATAATAAAAAAAATAGTATTAAATTTGAAATAGTATTAAATATTAAAATTTATATAAATATAATATGTTTTATAAAGGTATTATATTTGATTTGGATAATACTCTATATGATTATGATATATGTGATAAAAAAGCTATTAACGAAGTTTTTAATTATTTAATACAAATGAAAAATTCTTTAACAATAGAATATATTACATCGGTTTATCTTGATATTAGTAAAAACTTAAAATATGAATTAGGTTTAACTGCATCTTCCCACAATAAAAGTATATATTTTAAACAATTATTGGAAAAATTAAATATTAATTTACTTACTTTTTCAAAATTACACGATATTTATTGGGAAACATTTTATAATAAATTGGTTTGTTTTGGAGGAGTAGAGAATTTTATTAAATGGAATAAAACTAATGATATTAAAATAGGAATATTAACTGACTATGAAAGTGAATATCAAATAATTAAACTAGAAAAATTAGGGTTGTTAGAATATATTGATTGTATTGTGACAAGTGAAGAAGTTGGAATTGAAAAACCTAGTACTAAAATGTTTAATACAATATTACAAAAAATGAAATTAAATATAACGGATGTAATAATGATTGGTGATAATTATGAAAAGGATATTATAGGTGCAAGAAATTTAAATATAATAAGCTATTGGTTTAATAAAAATAACGGCGATTTTGATAATTTTAATAATTTACATATTAATTTTGCATCTATTATAGAAGAGTTAATTATATTTAAAAAATTATCTAAATATTGCGGTGAAAGATTTGACTTAGTTCAAGGAGGAGGCGGAAACACTTCTGTTAAGATAAATGATTTAATGTTTATAAAAGCATCTGGATATAATTTGACAAATATAGATGAAATTAATGGTTATTCTGTTATAAATAATAAAATATTATTAGAAGATATTAATAATGGTGCAGTAAAAGAGGTAACATCATATAATTTTATTGGGAACAAAAGAGGTTCTATTGAAACGTTTATGCATTCAATTTTAAAAAAATATACTGTACATTTGCATCCTATTCAAATTAATCGCATTTTGGTAAGTAAAGAAGCAAATAAAATAATCGAGGAAATTTATCCTTCAGCATTAATTATTGACTATTTTACACCAGGTATTAAAGTATGTGAAAAAATAAAACAACTTTATAATGGTGAAAATGTTATATTTTTATTAAATCACGGGATAATTATTACACACGATAATATTGATGAAATATATAAAATATTAAATGATGTATTAGTTAAGTTTGAATTTTATCAAGAGATAAATTTTGATAAGTATAAATATACAAATACAATAAGTAAAATAATAAATGTAACATTTAAAATTTCAAATATATCTTATTTGTGTGAAGATATAACAATAAATTATTATTTAAACAAAAAAATAGATTTGTTTAAAGAATCAATAACATTTCCTGATTTTTTAATATATTGTGGATTTAAAGTTTTGCTTGATTTAAGTTATATTGAAGAATATAAAAATACATATAATGAACCACCAAAAATTATTATTGAAAATAATTTAGTTTATATAAATAGTCATTCTTTAATAAAATGTAAAGAAATTGAAGATGTATTAAAATCAAATTTATTTATAGTAGATAGTAATTTTGAAAAAAACTATTTATCAACAGATGAAATTTGTTTTTTAAATAATTGGGATGCTGAAAAATATAGGAAAATATTATAATATACATTTTGACTCTAGATATAATACTAAATCAACAATATAAAATAAGCAATTATAACGATTTTATAGAAAAATACAAGTTAACTGAAAAAATTAAAAGCAATCATACTTAAATTTTATATTAGAAAACTTCAAAAGTATATAATATCGAAGACAATTTTTTCTTAATTTGAAATACACATACTTCTCAATTTTGAAAGAAATAATATTTTATTTTCTAGCGCCAAATATTTTTATTATTGATTTTTCTTTTATATCTATTGAAAGATTTTCATTTGTCTCCCAATCTTTAACTTGAAAAACAGTTTTATTATTTATATAATCTGTATATGAATATCCCCAAATCATATGCTTAATTTCTCCTTCAAAAGATAAATCTTCTATTAAATTTTGTTTTTCTGAAAAACATAATAAAGATAGTGTTCTTTCAAAAGCAATTGCATCTGTCTGATTTTGTATAATATTTTTTAAATTAGATATTTTAAATTTATTTTCTAATTTCATTAAAAAATCTTTGGTAATAGCTAAACAACAACCCATACAACCCGTAAAATTATTATTTTTAAAAATATCAAATAATATATTATTGTTAGATAATACAGATAATTGTTTTTTAATTAAATTTATATCATCATATTTTTTCATATTAAAATGCCAAATAAATTTAACATCTTCAAATTTACTAAAATCTACAAATTTTTGAAATATAACACCATCATGTATTATTATAGCTTTCTCAAAATTTATATTAAGTAATTCATAAAATGGTGAAAATAATCTAGAATTAAAAATAGAACAATTAATTATTTCACAATTATCCAATTTTATATTATTTTTAATGATACTATAATCAGAATTATTATCAATTATAATTATTTTATTATCATAGAATTTGCGTATTGATTTATAACATTCTTTCCATATTTCATCTGAATTGTTTAAAGTTTTAGTAACGTGTCTCAATATTACAAATACGTAGTTATGCATTATATTATCTGTATATATAATTATATATGAATAATATATAATTATGCAAGGTATTAATGTTTCAAAAATATATATTATTCATTATAATAAATTAGTTAACAGAAAAAACTATTTAATTAATTATTTTAACCAAAATAATATAAAAAATTACGAATTCAGAGAACTTTACCAACGAGAAAATTTAACAAATGAAATAAAAGACAAATATTTTAAACTTAACAATTTAAATAGTTCTCAAATTTGTATAACAATCGAACATATTGAAACTTATAGAGAAATAGTAAATACTAGTATTAATGATGACGACTGGTACTTAATATTAGAAGATGATGCAATATTTTGTGATGATTTTGTAAATCAATTAAATAAATATTTATTAGATGTTCCAAAAGACGCTGAATATTTAGATATTTCAGATTTTTTTATAATTAATTCACAAGATATGTGGGTAAGAAATAATGCGACCAGAACAAATTGTGCTTATTTAATTAATAAAAAAACGTGTTCTAAATTATTACCAACAATTATTCCTTTTGAAAAAGCTATTGACCATGAATTAAATAAACAAATGAAATTACATGACATTAAAACTTATTGGAGTAATAAATCATTAGTACACCACGGATCTGGCACAAATTATAAGCCTAGCTATAAGCAATTTTAAATTTCCACGGACTGTTTAAACCATTATCTAGTTTTTCAACATCATTCATATTTAATTCTATTTGTCTATATTTATTTTGAGCATTCCAACCAGTATTTGAACCATCTGTATATGACACTAATAATTTATTGTCATATATTTTTTCTATCTCTCCAACAATAGTTCCATCTTTTGTTTTAACTCTCATATATGTTTTAAATTCCGTTTTTTCAAGATGTTCCGTATTAAAATTATAATTTACGTCAACACAATCTAAAGTATATTTAAATCGAGCGTTAACATCTAAAAAAGTTGGAGAAACAATTGCTTCCAATTTTGTCGTTTTTGGAGAAAATAATACATTCGATATACCTCCACCAATTGCACCTACAACATGTGTAGCGTTTGCAAAATACAATATTTTTTCAATTGTAGTTAGATTCTCAGTAAAAATCTCAACAAAGTCTTCACTCTTTAGGTTTTCAACTAAATCATCTTCATTTATTAATCTTCTTCGTGTAGTATAATTTGTACCTATATTTGAAAAATCATTGTGTAACCAAGATCTTCTAGAAACATAAATTTTTTTTGGTGTTTCCATATTAATATTAAATGTATCCTTAACTATTGAAACAATGCTTTGATAAAAATTAAATATTTCTTTTCGTGGTGGTAAATTTGAATCAATATCGTGTGTATATGATGTAGAAACATAAATTTCTGAATATAAAGTATTTTCATCAACTAAAACAATATTTTCAGTTTTTATATTCAAAATTTCTAAAAATTCAATTATAAAAGGATAAAAATTATTTTTATGTTCATTTGGATATTGCATTAATAATTTTAAATTGGGTATATCCTTTTTAAGATTTAAATATGATATTAAATATGGTAACGAATCATATAAAAAATGAAAATAGTTATCACTATTATATATAAAAAAAAATAATGGCAATTTACAAATATTTTTACAATCCATTTCATAATAATCAAACTTCATATCAAATTTTTCATAAATTGTACCTGAATTAAGCGACATTGTTCTCTCTAATGTGGGTAATATTAAATTGTTTTCACATTTTATTAATACATTTGGATAATATACATTTAACCCAGTAATAATACAATTCTCAAATTTATATATATCAATTTTACGATAATTTTCATCAATTGGAAATATATTTTTGTAAATATCGTAATCCTTAAAAGAAGTAATATTCATATTTTATTAAAATATAAGAAATATTTATATAATTTTCAAATAAATATTAAATATAATAATTTATATTTAATAATGCTTTATTGTTGTCATCGAATAAATAGTTCTGACGAACTTAAAAACATCCCGTTTTGTTATGGAATTGAAATTGATTTGCGGGATAATTTAAATGGTGATATATATATCGCTCACGACCCTTTCGTAAATGGTGAATTGTTTTCCAATTTTTTACATCATTATAATCATTCTTTTATAATATTGAATATAAAAAGTGAAAGAATTGAATTTAAGGTATTAGAATTAATAAAAAAATATAATATTACTAACTATTTTTTTCTTGATTCGTCATTTCCAATGATTTATAGCTTGAGCAATGAAGGTGAAAAAAACATAGCAATTCGTTTTTCAGAATTTGAAGGATTAAATACAGTTTTAAATATGAAAGATAGAGTACATTGGGTATGGGTTGATTGTTTCTCAAAGGTTCCATTAAATAGTGAAAACTACAAAATTTTAAAAGAATATGGATTTAAATTATGTTTTGTTTCTCCAGAATTACAAAATCAACCTCATAAAATTAAAGAATATAAAGAGTATTTTAATAAAGAAAATATAGTAATGGACATGATTTGTACAAAGTCTTACAACATTGAAAAATGGGAAAATAAAAGAGATGTTCAAATTGTTATTCCGATGTCTGGTTTAGGAAAGCGTTTTATTGAAGCAGGATATAATGTTCCAAAGCCATTAATTACAGTTGATGGAAAATATATAATTGAACATGTTATAAATCTATTTCCAAACGAAGAAAATGTTATGTTTATATGTAATAATGAGCATTTAAAAGATACAAATATGAGAAAAATTTTAAATAATATATGTCCATATGGAAAAATATATGAGGTACCTGTTGAAGGTAGAGAAGGACCTGTTCACGCAGTATCTTTAATATTTGACAATATTGATGATGATAAAGAAGTAATTATTAGTTATTGTGATTATGGAACATATTGGGATTATGAAAAATTCTTAAATGACACACGAAATAGGAATGCTGATGGTGCGATTGCTTGTTATAAAGGTTTTCATCCGCATATGCTAGGAACTGACAATTATGCATTTTTAAAAGAAACCGAAGACGGATCAAGATGGATGGAAGCTATTCAAGAAAAACAACCATTTACTAATAATAGAATGAATGAGTATGCGTCAAATGGAACATATTATTTTAAATCAGGTGCAATAATGAAAAAATATTTCAAACTATTAATGGATAAAAAAATGAAAGTTAAAAATGAATATTATGTAAGTATGGTCTATAATTTATTGATTCAAGATAAACTGAATATTAGCATATTTGAAATAGAAAATATGCTACAATGGGGTACACCTTATGATTTAGAAATTTACAATGACTGGTCAAATTATTTTAATAATATAACAAAAAAACAAGATAAATTTATCGATAAACTAAATACAACATTAATATTGCCTATGGCAGGAGCTGGAAGCAGATTTTCAGTAAAGGGCTACAAAAATCCAAAACCATTGATTGATGTAAATGGTTTGCCAATGGTTATCCAAGCTGTTAATTGTCTACCTGATACAAATAATAAAATATTCATATGTTTACAAGAACACAACGATAAATATGGATTAAATAATATAATTAATTCTTTTTACAATAATGTTAAAAATTATGGAATAGATAAAATAACAGAAGGTCAAGCTTGTACTTGTGAAATAGGTATTAATAGAGCAAATTTAGATTTAAATAATCCAATCTTAATAAGTGCGTGTGATAATGGTGTATATTATGATGTTGAAAAATATCAAAGTTTAATTGATAATGATAATAACGATATAATTATTTGGAGTTTTAGAAATAATCCTGCAAGTAAAAACAATCCAAATATGTATGCTTGGATGGAAGTTGATGAAAATGAAAATATTACTAGTGTTTCGTGTAAAAAATTTGATGATAGTAAACATAATATTAAAACAAGTCATGTAATAATTGGAACAATGTTTTTTAGAAAAGCAAAATACTTTATAGATGCACTTCATGAAAATTATAAAAATAATATTAGAAGTAATAATGAATTTTATGTTGATGATGTAATAAATCAAAATATAAAGATGGGATTAAAAGTTAAGGTTTTTGAAGTTAAAAATTATATTTGTTGGGGAACACCAGATGATTACGAAACCTATATATATTGGAGAAATTTTTTTGATAAATGTGAATGGCACAGTTATAAAAAAATAAATGATATTACATATAAAGATATATAAATTAATATAATTCCGTATTATCAATAGGTTGTTTAAAACTACTATTTGGTGTAACATAATAATCAGGAATGTAACATTTTTTTATTTTATCTGAAAAAAATGCAGCACACCACGAGAGTGTGCTTTTTGAACAAATTAATGTTTCTGATTCTTTCATAATGTAATAATCAGTAATAGTATCATTATGTTCTGTAAAAACTTCTATATTTTTACTTAAACAACTATCAATAATATTTTTAATATAATTTAATTCAAATTCGGTTTCAGGTTTTTTGCAAACAATACATAATGATTCAGATATAATATTTTTATCCAATAAATCAATTATTCTTTTTACATCTAAATATAAGTTATATTTTACAAAATCTTCTAATCTTATATGAAGTACATTTTTATATTTTTTATCAAAATTTAATGGTGTATTGATAATGTCTTTCATATAATATTTTTCATAATTATTATCTCCAGCAAGTATACCATCTGTTAAAACAAAGTGTTCTGGATTCGCAGAAATAAAATCAATAATATTTTGTTTATGTATTTTATAAATTAAGTCGTGTTGGTAAAAACATTGCATATTTAAACCATTTAATATGTTATATTTTGTTAAATTATTAAGATTTTTATTAAGTATATTTTTGCATATTTCTATAAATTCTTCATCTTTTAAATTATGAGATTGAGGAGAATTAATTTTATAATCCCCTTTAAAATATAAACATAGTATCACAGAAGCCATATATCTAAATATAGCATTTCCCAATCTACCCTTTATAATAAAATTAATAATCATACTATAATACTTATATTATAATTTTCCTCTAAATTTTATTATTTGAGTTTATTATTTGAGTTTATTTTATTAAATAAAAAAAAAATATACTATATGTTTAGTCTTTGTATTCCAACTATGGATAGATTTGATAAATTTTTATCACATTATTTAGTTAAATATTTAGAAAATGAATATATAGATGAAATTATAATAACAGATGAAAATGGTAATGATATAGACAAAATTAAAATAGCATTTCCAGATAATAATAAATTAATACTTATTAAAAACCAAATGCATTTAGGCCCTTTTTTAAACAAAATTAGCGCTTGTTCTGCAGCTAAAAACGAATGGATAGTTTTAATGGACTCCGATAATTTTGCTGACAAAAACTATTTTGTTACATCAAAGAATTATATTGAACAAGTCATTGGAGAGCAAAAAAATATAATTTTAGCACCAAATAAGGCAAACCCTAATTTTGACTATTCACATTTATCTGGTTTTATTTATAAAAAAGGCAATTTTCATAATAATAATAATAATGAAAATATAATTAAACAACCACACAACACTATTTCTAGCACTTTAATGAATACCGGAAATTATGTAATTAATAAATATTTAATTAATAATTTAAATTTACAAAATGAAAAAAATAATATCCATAAATCATCTGCTTGTGATGTTATTTATTTTAATACATTACTATTTGAACAATTAGATTTAAATATGCATGTTGTTCCTGGTTTAGAATATAATCACGTCGTTCATAATGGAAGTATTTATACTCAAACAGCACACAATTTTAGAGATTTTAATAATTCAGTTTATAACAGATATAATAATTTAGTTTAAAAGTATTTAAAAATATTATAATTAATATTAATATAAATGCTAATACCTTTAGTTAATTTAGTTTCTAAATATAATATAAAATTTAAAGGAATATTACACGTAGGAGCACACGAATGTGAAGAATTATCTGATTATGAAAAATATATTTCACGAGATAAAATTTTATGGGTAGAAGCTTTACCTGAAAAAGTACAATTGAGTAAAGATAAATATCCTGGAGTTTTAATTGAAAATGCGGTAGTATCTGATGTTATAGAAACTGTACGTTTTAACGTGTCTAACAATGGTCAATCATCTTCAATGTTAAATTTTGGGTTGCATTCTCATTATCACCCACAAGTTCACTATGTAACTTGTTTTGATGCAGAAACAAAATTACTCAAAGATATTTTACCAAAATATGATATCGATTATAATTTTTTAAATTTTGATATACAAGGTGCTGAATTAAAAGCATTAAAAGGAATGGAAGAATATTTACCAAAAGTAGATTATTTATATACAGAAGTAAATTGTGATTATGTTTATGAAAAATGTGGTTTAGTTAGTGAATTAGATGATTATTTAAAACAATTTGGGTTAGTACGAGTAGAAACCAAATGGACCGAATGTAAATGGGGTGATGCTTTTTATATACGTCAATAACTAAATAATGTATAAAATTAAATAATAATAATAATATAAATAACAAATTATATTATTATATATGTCCATTACCTATTCCAGTTGTTTTTATATTTTAAAATCTAAGTTTGACTCTAGTACTTATATTCAATGGATGAATAATCTTATTTCTATTGTAAATAATTTTTATTTAGTTATTTATAGTGACGAAAATAGCAGCACATTTATTGATACAAAAAATAACCCTAATATTAAAATTATAATTAAACCTATAGAAGAATTTTATAATTATAAATATAAAGATTATTGGATTAAAAATCACGATAAAAATAGTCTTATCAATGATAAATCTGGTTGGGAACTAAATATGTTATGGTCTGAAAAAATATGGTTTGTTAAAGAGAGTATAGAGAGAAAACATTTTGATACCGAAATGTATGGCTGGTGTGATATTGGTTATTTTAGAAATAGATCAGATGATACACATACTCACAATCTCCCAAATTGGTCTAACGTAGAAAAAATCAAGAATTTAAACAAAGAAAAAATATCGTACGCTTGCATTAATAATGATGACAAATATATGAAATATTTACATAAAATTATTAACAACAAAAATTCATTGGAATTACCCATACAAGAAATACCTGCGTATCAAACTTCCATATCAGGTGGGTTTTTTATTTTACATAAAGATAAAATAGATTGGTGGTCCAAAATATATGATGACAAATTACGTTTGTATTTTACGCATAATTATTTAGTTAAGGATGACCAAATTATATTAGTAGATTGTATTCTTTCAAATAGTAATATAAATAATTTTACACTGTTTAGAGAGAATAATAGATATTTCGATAACTGGTTTATGTTTCAAAGAATACTAAATTAAAATGGAAAACATTAAACATTTATCTTGACCCAGTTTGACGGACATAAATCTCTTGTATCTATATTCGCAGTATCTGAAAACCATACCGATGGATAACATACTGTTTTATCTGCGTGAAAATTAAAATAAGCGGACCACCAACTAAAAGAACTATTTGCTATTATATTATGATGACAACAACTCATTAGCAACATTTGTTCCCAATCTTCTAATATATTTTTACCTCTTATAAAAGTATGCCTAGGAAATTTATCTAGTAGTTTATTTATTGTTTCTAAAACATCGTCTACATCATTATCTTCACAAAAATATAATATTGTAAATTCATTTTCTTGATATTTATTTGTAATATATTTTAATGCTTTTTCGTAGTAGCGTGCGGTAGTTAATGGATGAAAATGTTGTAAATTTTTATAATCACCTATACGAAAATGCATACTTATACAATTACTTAAATATTCATTACTAAATTCAAGCTTCTCTAATAATGCATCTTTCATTTTACCTAAACCAATTATTCTACATATAATAGAATAATTTTCTTCGAAATATTTATAACTTTGAAAATATCCGTGAACCATAACATCTTTTTTTAATAAATCATTTATAGGAATATCATTATAAGGGAAACCGTTTTCACGTATAACATTAATGTTAGATGGTAATTCTTTCATTAAAAATGGTTTCAAATTAGAAAAAAAAGTATCCCAAAAAGTGTATCGAATAGTAGTGGAACCACCGCCTAATTGTTTTACATCTAAAAATTTAAATGCATTTCTGCTTTTAATTGCAAAAGATATTGTGGCAAAAATTTGGAAAATTTGATTTCCTAGTCCTCCCATTAAATTACAAGTAATCATAATAATAAATTATTTGTAATTTTTAAGTTGTTGTCGAGTCAAATACTTTGTATTGAATTATCAAGGTTTTGTATTATATTATTTTCTTCAAATTGACTTTTATTTACATTGTCATCTATTTTTGTAAGTTTCTTTTTTTGATACCAATTATCCTTATATTCTTTCACTTTTTCCTTATTTTCAGCAATATATACTTTATTTTGCTCCATAATTTCTTCTTTATGACTATCATAATATTTTTTTCTTTGTTCTT